GTCCGGGATCTCGCTCGATCCGCAATACATCGTGACCGGCAGGCAATCTGGGTATCAGGCGTTGAACGTGGCGATCCTGGCGGGCGCCTCGAACGTGCTGCTGCTCGGATTCGATGGCAAGGCCTTGGACGGCAGGACGCACTGGCACGGCGGACACCCGGAGACCACGCAGGCTGGCGCATGGCAGAGTTACGCGCGCGCGTGGACAGATGGGCAGCACGCCATCCGGGCGACGGGTGTGCGCATTATCAACTGCTCGATGCAGTCGGCGATCAGCCACTTCGAGAAGATGCCACTGGAGCAGGCGCTCGGCCTTGTCGTGGCATGAGGGACGCGGTAAGCGGTGCGGTGATCGACGCCGAAGCGCACCTGCGGCGGCGCATTCGCGGCGGGCGAGGCTTCGGCGATGCGCTGTACGTGCGCCCGATCACCGAGTTCTTCGTGAAGGCCGGTAATCGCGTGACCGTCATGTCTGACTATACGGACGTGTTCCGAGACAGCGGCGTCACGGTCGAGCCGTTCAACCGCAACCGCATCGATGTGACGGCGCACTACACGACGGGCAAGCACAACCCACGCACGACGCAGTGGCAGGACGTATGCCGTAGCGCGGGGGTGCAGACGCCGTTCAGTTTCACATGGAACATCCGCGGCCGGGCGTTGCTAGATCGAGTCCTCGGCGAGGCGAAGGGCAAGCCGATCATTCTGGTGAACGGCGGGCGCGAGCCGATGAATCGAATAGACGGCTTCGGGCGGTCACTGCTGCCCGAGCGCTGCGTGTTTGACAACTTGCTTTCGTGCTTTGGAGATTGCTTCACGGTGAGGATCGGAAAGGGCCGGGCCATCTACCCCGTGAAGTGCGATCTCGACTTGAGCGATGCGACGAAGGTGGCCGACGTGCTCGACCTCGCACAGATCGCTGCTGGGGTCATCGGGCAATGCTCGTTCGCCATCCCGCTCGGCGAGGTGTTCGACAAGCCGGTGCTCGTTCTGTGGTCGTACCGCATCGAGAAGTCGCCGCATCCGTTTATCGCGTGCATGACGCCGGTGAAGTTGCTCTCGAAGCCGACCTCGGCGTTCGTGCGCGATGACGCCGGTATGAAGGGCATCGAGGATGCGGCGGCGGAGTTCAGGGGGCGCCTTGGCTGACTGGCCTATATGGGTGCACATGCTGCTCATCGTTTTGGTCGCGATGGTGGTTACGTTCGTAATTCGCAGGATGTGATCGTGCCTGACTTCGTGACCTTTGCCGAGTGCCAGAACTACATGCGAGGCAAGCGCGTGGCGGTGGTGGGCAGCGCGCCATCGGTGCTGCACAACAAGCTCGATTTCATCGACTCGCACGATGTCGTTGCGAGGGTAAACAATTTCAAGGTGGGCGAGGCGCAAGGGTTCAGGACGGACGTGTTCTATGCGTTCTTCGGGAGCTCCATCAAGAAGACGCACGCCGAACTCACCACCGTGCGCCTGTGCATGTGCAAGCTGCCGAACTCCAAGCCCTTGACGAGCGAGTGGCACGAGAGTCGCGGGAAGTACGAGGGCGTGGACTATCGGTACATCTACCGGCAGCGCGCGGGCTGGTGGTTCTGCCCGACGTTCGTGCCTGACGATGCGCGCTTCCTCGCCAAGTTTGAACTGCTCGGCAAGCATCAGCCGACGACGGGGTTCGCGGCGATTCTCGACGTGCTGGAGTGCGAGCCTGCTGAGTGCTACCTCACGGGGTTCGATTTCTTCAGCAGCGGCTTGCACAACGTGGACGAAAAGTGGAGGGCGAAGAATCCGGACGATCCGATCAAGCACCGGCCGGACCTGGAGCGGGTCTGGCTGGCGGCGAACGTGTCGCGCTATCCGGTGAGGCTTGATCGCAAGTTGACGGAGATGATTGATTGACCGAAACCGCCCGCGTTACACGGCGCCAAAAACCCCGTGAAACCGGAGAGCGCCTTCCCGATCTCGTCTATCACGTTGAAAAAACGCCGTGCTATTTCGAGTGGTGGGATCGGTACGCTACAGACAACCTACGCAAGGTCTACGAGGCTAATCCTATACAGACATTCCGCCGCTCGGCCTGCTTCGACGGACTGGCGCAATTTCTAATGGAAAGGAAGTTCACCGGCAAGCGGGTGCTAGAGATAGGAACTTTGACCGGCACCACCGCGATCATCCTCGCGCGCTTGTTCGATGAGGTCTTGACCATCGACATAGAGCCGAATGGCATTAAGCGCGGCCTCGCACAAAGCCTGGGTATCGGCAATGTCCGGTTCTTTGATGTCAAGAGCAACGAGGAAAAGGCACGCTTGGTTCGCTCATTGAAGTTTGACGCCGCCTATGTGGATGGCAACCATCAGGACGACACCGAAACTGATTTCGAGCTTGTGAAGCATTGCGGTCTCGTGCTCTTTCACGAGTGCTGGCCTTTACAGCCTCCGGTGTGGAATCTCGTGCAGTCTCTGCCGAGGGAGCAAGTGTCCTACGGTGGGCGCACGCACGCGCTATGGGACGCGCGGAAATGAAGATCCTCGGCCTGCATATCAGGAACACGAGGAACGTGGGCGATTTGGGATCGTCGCCGCTCAACTACTTCAAGTTCCGGGGGCACGAGGTGCGCATTGCCGACATGCGCACGCCGCCAGAGGACTTCAAGCCTGGCCTTGTGATCTACGGCGGCGGGTCGATCACGTCGTCAGAGCACTTCAAGCGATGGCCGTGTCCCACGGTGGCGTGGGGCGTCGGGCATACGGTAAAGCGCCGCCCGTGGGACGAGGCGATGGAACAGGAACACGTGCGCGCCGAGGCGCTGTGTGACCTGTATTTCCCGCGGGACCGCGTGCCGGGCTTTGAGTCTCAGTGGGCGCCGTGCCCGTCGTGTATGCACCCGGCGTTCGATGATCGCGCGCTACCCGAGCACGTCCTGGTTAAGTATTCGGCCGCTCGTCGTGTGGACTGCTCGATGGGGGAGGAGCCCCATATGTGGAACACGCAAGGGACGATTGAGGACGCGATCAGGTTTCTCGCTTCCGGGCAAAGCATCATCGCATCGAGCTATCACGGTGCGTACTGGGGGCGGCTCTTGAGGCGAAAGGTTCACGTGATCGCATGGGGAAGCAAATTCGAGTACCTGCCGGACATGCACCTGGAGCAGTGCAGGGACGCGAACCGGCGGGCGTACAAAACCATCATGGACGCCTTCAACCTGTGGACGCAATGATCGCAAGATTCGAGAACGAGCTGGACGGCGACCTCATGCTGTGCCCCGATGCTGGCGTGGCCTACCAGGCGGACATGCGTCGCAAGATTCGATACGGCGAAGCGTATCTCGCCTGCTTCGATGGGTACGCGCGCGGGCAGATTGCTGCGAGGCTCATGGCGGGGCGTGTCGCGATGCTGCGCCGGCATGTCGCACCAGATGCGACCGTGCTGGATGTTGGATGTGGGTCTGGCGCTTTCATTCAGGCGGCCATAGGCGCCGGGTTCAAGGCGCGAGGCTATGACGTGATTCCCGAGGCGGTGAGCAGGCTCATTTCTCGCGACCTGTACGACGACGAGCCCTGCGGCTTCGAGGCGGTGACGTTCTGGGACTCGATCGAGCACATCGAGGAGCCCGAGATATGGCTGCGCCGAGTGAACCCTGGCGCGGTTGTGCTGGCGGCGATCCCGGTGTTTGAGGACTTGCGCAAGGTCAGGGAATCGAAGCACTACAAGCCGGGCGAGCATCTGTACTACTGGACGCCGCGTGGTTTCGTGGAGTGGATGGGGCTGTACGGGTTCCGGCTTCTGGAGATGTCGAGCCATGAGGTTGATGCTGGGCGGGAGTCAATCGGCGCCTTCGCTTTCTGCCGCGACTTCTCACATGGCGGGGCGTTGCTTCATGGATAAAGCGCGCGGCGTAGAGCGGTGCAAGGGCTGCGGTGGGCCCGGTTATCACGAGATCGTGGAGCCGGGCAAGTGGCGCTACATCTGCCTGCGCTGCCAGTACCAGGGCAGGGTCGCGGAGAACTCTCTTGCCGCGCTCGCGCTGTGGAACCAGGAGCAGCGCGCATGAGGGTTTACCAGAGCAACGTCCTACGCGGAGGCCCGCTGCTGTGCCGTCTATTCCACCGCTGGCGCTATCACGGATTCTGGGTAGAGCGTCGCACTTGCCGACGCTGTGGGCGCAGCGAGGTGAATGAATATGGGTTCGGTTGGGTGCGGAGAGGAGCGCGCGCTAACTACATGGCAGCATGGAAACGGAGAAAGCAATGCGCGCTGGGAAATTAGATCGACTCGTGACGGTGGAGAAGAAGGAAACGACGCAAGACGCTGTTTTCGGTACGCCGATCGTGACGTGGGTCCCGCTGGTCGCTCTGCCGGGATCGCCCGTGGTGGCTGAGCGATTCTGGGCCGAGATTCAGGACGCGCTCCCGAGCCGGTCGGAAGCGGTGACGCAGGGCCTTGCCTTGGCGCGCAACCAGACCAGACTGCGGATGCGCTGGCGCGATGACATCAACTCGTCTATGCGGGTGACGGTGCACGGCGACAGCGACGTGGTGTATCAGATCGTCGCTGGTCCAGCGGACATAGACGGGCGCAAGTCGATGATCGAGATGGTCCTGGAAAAGTTCTCAAGCTGATGGCCGCACTAACGAACGTCAGGGGGTTGGCGGAACTCCAGAAGTTCCTCGACCAGCTCACGCCGAAAATGGAGAAGAACGTGATGCGTGGCGCACTCAGAGCTGGCATGAAAGTGGTGCAGCCTGTCGCACAATCGCGCGTGCGCTCGGTGTCGGGCCTGCTAGCCGCTGGACTGAAGATCGGCACGAAGTCGCGCCGCGGCACCGTCACGGCGAACTTGAAAGCCAAGGGCCAGCACGGGCCGGTCGCCCATCTGGTCGAGTTTGGCACAGCAGCACACACGATCACCGCCGCACCAGGCAGTGCACTACGACTGCATGGCGGGCAGCTTGTGCAATCGGTCGAGCATCCGGGCGCTCGTGCAAAGCCGTTCATGCGGCCGGCGCTGGACGCGATGGCGCAGGCAGCAGTCATGGCGACCGGAAACTACATCAAGCAACGGCTCGCCACTAAGCATGGGCTCGATACGTCGCACATCGTTCTGGAAGGTGACGAATGAGCGGGGTTGCGGTCATCCGCAGCAAGCTGGCGACGAATGCGAGCCTGATTGCCGTGGTGCCTGCGACCAGGATTATGGCGGGCGAGTTGCCGCTGAACACCGTTCTTCCGGCCATCCAGGTGACGCAGGTATCGAGCGTGCCGCGTCTTACTCTGGCCATGACAGAGCCGAACCGGATGCACACAGAGCGGGTGCAAGTCACTGTGCTGGTGAAGGGACCAGAGGGCGAACCGGCCGGGGGCGGATACCCGACGCTGCGCTCGATTCTCGCTTTGGTCCTTGCTGCGTGCCCGAATCAGCGCGGAACGATAAACGGGGTGACGGTGGACAGCATCCTCCCTGATATCGAAGGCCCTGACCTCGCCGACGTAGCCGCAGCTCTATACAGCGGGTCACGTGATTTTTTCGTACGTTGGAAATCTGCGTAGTAACACTTGAAAGGACACCATCATGACCTCGGCAGTCGAAAGCGTAGCAGGGACCGTAATCAGCATCGCGGCAGAGCAGCCGGTGACGTTCGACCAGGCCGGGTACGAAGACACCGGCATGGACTGGACTGTGATCGGCGAGATCACCGATGGCGGCGAGCACGGGCGCGAGTACGCGCTCGTCACGCACATGCCGATCGCATCGCGCGGCGTGCAGAAGTTCAAGGGATCGTTCAACGAGGGCTCGAAGACGCTGCAGTTGGGCCTCGACAACGATGACGCTGGCCAGGTGGTCGCGCTGGCGGCGCTCGCCTCGGATAACGACTACAGTTTCCGCGTGGTATATCAGGGCGGCGACGTGGACTACTTCCAAGCCAAGGTCATGTCCTTCAAGAAGGCCGCGACCAGCGTGGACTCGATCCGCTCGGCAAGCATGACGCTCGAACTGACGACCAACAGCGCGGGCGTGGGGATCGTTTCGACGGTCGCGGCCTAAGAGCAGCACCACAACCA